GCCTACGGGTTTCCGCAAGCTCTTTCTCGCGTGCTTGCCAACGCGTCTGTGACCGGCGCTGCTGAGAAGGCTGGACCTCTACGCGGTTCGGCCGTTGCGGCTCGTCTTCGGCTTCGTCCGGTCCCGGTGCATCGGGGTCTTCGTCTTCGAAGCTTTCTTGTCCGCCTTCGCCGCCGGGTCCTTCGTTTCCTTCATCTTCTTCATCTTCATTGAGCGGGCCCTCTAACTGTTCGAGATCATCTTCATCATCGCCTGGCATCATGGTCTTTTACCTTTTGCAGCTTTTATACTAACAACTTGAAGCAACTTCCCCGCGTCTTCCCTAAGTCCTTGAACTTTATCCCCTACGGCTCTTATTTGCGACTTGGTAGCGTCAAACTCCGCAGTTGTAAGCTCGGAATGAACCTTGAGTTTAACCTGTAAAACCGCAACTTGCTCATGTAATTGATTAAGCCCCTCAGCTAGTCTGTCTAACCTAGAACTCTGGCTAGTAACTACCCAAAACATAAGGGGCACTATCAAGGCTGTTAAAGCAGTTCCCACCCACTTAAGTAAGTCATGCTCAGTTATGACCTTAACGGGATCAATGCTTGAACGAGGTACATCTACCATGGTACTACCTTTATGTTAGTGGACCGGACTGTTAGAGCTACGAAAGAAGCCTAAGCTACTAGCACTCAATAACAGCCCGGTCCTTGACGGGGGAGCCGCAAAGCACCCGTCAATGCTCTAGTTCCTTAAGTTTAGCCTCCAAGCTATCTATGATAGCTGCTGTTGTTTCATTAGAGTTCTGCACCCATGTATGCTTGTACCACTCAATACCACCTACTATAGCGGTAGCAGCATACACGGATATAGTAGAAGAGTTCAAGCTAAGTAAGTCCCACACACTATTAAAGTGTGTAAAAACATAGGCGATAATTGCGATAAGTCCCCCTTGGGTAGCAGTAACTACTTTATGCCCGAGCTGGCTGATGATAGCGGTAGTGGCATTAAGCGGAACGTTTACCATAGTACTAGGACTACTCATCTTCATCTCCAAAGTTGCGGCACCCTTGGGTACGGGGGAAGCTGGGTCATAATGTGGCACATAATCTTGCGGCTGCATAGAGGGTCCGTCCGGCGTGTTCCACATCTCACACTCAGCCCGGCGCCGGTTTTCGAGGCCGGGAATTACTTTCTTTCCCGTAGCGCGGCCATGCACCCATAGCTTTAGTTGAGCGGGAACTTCGTTAGCCTCTCCAGAATTAAGTAAACGAAGAAGAGTAGAGCTATGGAAGTCAGAAAGTCCCACGTTGTAAGCGAACGAAACAAGAGCTGTAAACTGGTTATTCGTGACAGGAACCTTAACATACTTGCGCACCCCTTCTTCAAAAGGTCCTAGTTCCTTTGCATAAGCCTGGTCTATCTGCTCCTTGGTCATTACCGTATCGCGAGTAACACCATTAGTGAGCCCTGGTCCTATGTTCCAAACTCCGCCAATAGCGTCCCAAGTAGACTTGTAGCGGCCATCAGGAAGCCGGCCTTCTTTGCCTACCCACTCTTCGGATTCAATAAACTGCTCAAGTGGAAGGCTTACCATGCTAGACCTCCCCCCAAGTATGACCTAACCAAATATGCCATACACAACTTTTGGATACACCATATCGTTTAGCTACTTCTTCCGCCCACTCTATACCATCAAGCCTATCAGTGCGACAATGACGACGATAAAGTTTTTTTATTTCTTTTGCTTGCACTGGAGTTATAAGCGCTTTTCCTTTATAATAACTACGACCCTTCTTATCCATATCTTTATTGTTGTCATTAGTTGTGCCCAAGAACAAATGCTTTGGGTTAACGCAACAAGTAACATCACAAGAATGACAAACTTTTAACTTACCTGGCGCTACCCCTGTGTGAAGTTCATAAGCAAACCTGTGAGCCTTTACTGTCTTTCGTGTTCGTAGTTGAAACTGGCCATACCCATCCTTATCCACGGCACCCATCCATAAATGACAACCGCTATTTGGCTCAGGTATTGACTTCTCTTCAAAACGTTCTATAGTAGAAGCATCCATTTAGCGAGCCCTCCTATGGGGACGATGATAGTTGAAGCCTTCATCTACATGGCCGCAGTCCCTAACCCCGCTACTATAGAAAGTACAACCGTTGCGGAAGCGATTCTTAACTATGATGCGGTTAGCTATAGAGGAACGCATAAAAGCGGAACGGCTAAGAGAGCCATCAAAGTCACAAGCGGCACCCACATGGTGTAGAGAGTGACGAACATGGCCAGTAAGAGAGAAGCAATGGATAGAACGGGGACGATAACCGGCAGAGGTTAAATCGGCGATTAGAGACTGGAAGCGAGTAGCTAGATGGCGGGCAACTACGATCTGCTTGTTAGCGGCAGTTTGAACAGTCACCAAGTTAAGTCCGGGGGGAGTGAAGTAATGAGCATGATGGTGAACGTGATGGTAATGGTGGGCATGACGATGGTGGTGCTTTGCTTCCACCGAAGTTGAGAAGAGAAGAACTAGGGCTAAGGTTACTAACCGTAACATACTACCTCCTAAGCTGAACCGCCGCGCTGTGGTCTTGCAGCTCGCGCGGCTGGGTTCATTTGATCGGCAGGAATGGCCCCAGGAGGCGATTGCGTACCCGTGGGCAGCCTTCCAGGCATTGCCCCCTGCCGGGGCTGGCCTGGCATTCCTCGCCCTTGCTGGCCCCCTGGGGTGCCTGGCTGGCCCCCAGGTGCGGCAGCCATCTGCTTTTTCTGAAGGCTTACCATATGTTCTTGGATATGTGCTCGCAAGGTTGCATGGCTGTCGGCAATAGGACCGCCAGTCTTGAGGAAGTTGAGATGAGACTGGAGGTGTTCCTGATCGTTGTCAAGAGGGGAGACATGAACCTGAAAACCATCCATGAGCATAAGGTTCTCTTGCTCAGCCGGTAAAGACTGCGTAAGAGCAGAGGGCCTAAATATCTGCCTAGAGAGGCGTGGGCCAAATGTAGACTCGATAAGCTGGGCAATAGCGGGCTGGAGAGTGAGGGTATAACCCTCATAGAACTGTGGAGGCACCCCGCGTAGAATGTTCATAGCAGCTATTTGCTGCTGTATCTGTTGCGCGTTCCTTGCAGCCTCTACGCCTAACCAGCGAAACTCTACCCGTTCGTTCATTTGAAGAGGCTCAACTTCCTCCATCTGGGCTTCAACACCAAGGGGGCCGTACTTCTTAATCGTAAGCTCGCGGTCCCTAAACTGATAGTCCAAATCAATGAACCATTGAAGGAGGGGAGTTAGTATCCCTTCCTCCAAAGTCGTAACAGCATCAGCCGTTGTAAGGATATCCACCATCTGCTCGTTGGCAATGTCCGCCTGAGTTGGCTTCTTTTTGCTCGCACCCTGTGTAATAGTCGCTGGGGTGACTGAGAGTATTTGAAGAATGGTATCCTTCGCGCTTGCGGCAATTGCGAAACCTTTCTCCCAAAGATCGGGGAACTGGATAACTTTAGTTGAGTTAGGGTTGCACTCCCATATAGCTGCCATGCTCATTATCATGGAGGCTACACGAGGGTTGTCGTTAGGATCGGTCATGACAATAGGCATGAGCGAGTACATAGCCGAGTCCATAGCTATGTTGACAGCATCGTTAGCCTTGTACTGCATGTCGGCGCAGAACTTAACTCGTGAGTCACCCTTGAATACACCTGCGGTTTTGACGACTGGGCATGAAAGGATGGGGACTTTGCTGTTCCAATAAATGGTTTCCCGGCACCCAAGTGCTACACCATCTGCCTTGATAAAAGTTTGGCAAAGTTTCCGAGATGTTTTTGGCTTGGTATCCTTCTTTCCATGAGGCTGTGACTCCGGAGCAGGAGACTCTTCCTTGAGCTTTAGTTTCGTCCATACCTCGTAAACCTCTAGCGGCTCTCCCTTACCTAGCTTTATACCCAAGTTCTCCGTAAGCTTCTTCTTTATATTCTTCTCAGGTATCTTTTGCCGGACATCCTCTAAAGACTCTATAAGGTCTTCCCCGGCTTCTTTGTCGAATACTCCCTCGTCTTTAAGTCTCTCAATCTCAGCCTTAGAGTAGCGTCTAATAATTGCGACCCCTCCACCCCTTTCAAGAGCGTCCTCAATAGAGTCTGCACTTGCTGGGAAGATAACAATATCGCTATCGTGTAATACCTCGATCTCTGGGCGTCCATCCAGAATCTCCTCGGTTACAATAGCCTCATCTTTACCTTGAGGTTGCGTGGCACCCGACTGGGGATTTATTGGGGAACGGACTCGTTTCTTGATAGTGCGCCTAAAGGAGCGCCAAGAGAGGCTGAGGTGGTAAGAGCCCTCCACGTCGCCATTGACGCAGAGCGCTGGCATAATCTCTGTACGGAGTCTAGTTGAGCTAATATAGTGCTCTGCGAGGCTGAGCAAAGAGTCAGGTATCGTACCATCCGTAGTAATGGCTTCAACGTGTCGCTTGGATTGGGGGAAGATTTGATTGACAAAGCGAGTTTTCCTTGCTTGGATCGCGGCATTAACAAGAGGAACAAAGACCTTAGAGTCACCAGCGTAAAACTGATGCTCGTTTATCTTACAGTTATAAATGTCCCAATAGTCAGCTAGATCGTCAGCGCGCTCTTTCTGATCCTCAAAAGCTTTGCGCGCTCGCTCGTAAAGCTTAACAAGCTGCTCATCTATGTCCTCATCACCTAGCAGGTGCTCAGGTTCAATGTAGTCCTCAAGATAAATTATGCTACTATCAGCCATGTCTATCCGGCCTTGATGTGAGATGCTTAACCCCTGATCTTGAGTCTACTGTGTAGTGCGCGGCTAAGTCCTCGTTCTGGCTAAGGAATATTGGAAGGGCTGCCTCGATTGCTTGCATGAGCGTAGCATAAGAATTCTTCTTAGGCTCTTTAGTATTGGGCATATAAGCATAGCCAGAAGTTAAGGCGCGCAAGGTCCAAAGAGCGTTCTGGGCAACCGCGAGTTTAGAAGTGTCGATCTGTGTTTGCAAGAGGGCACGAGAACGAGCGGGATCGGCACCCATGGAAGGGGCCTCTCCCTGAGAGCGCAAGATCGCCTTTAGTCCAAGGGTATCGTAGAGCTGGAGAGGCCGGGGGATGACGAGCGAACCAGGGTGAGCGACTTGCGCCCGGATATAAGATAGGGCCTCCGGGATTGCGGACGCGGGGGCACCCTCAATAACAACGTCATCAAGGACAACAAGTCTTGATTTATGGTAGGCGATTGCCACCGCGGCAGTATCGGTCGAAGTAGCGTTGATGGCATAAATCACCTTTGCAGAGGGACGTATCTCGTCCAAGGGGTTATTCAGAGTATGGAGAAGGGGATCAAACCCCTTATATATGGGCTCGCCTGGATACATGCGAGGAACATAGGCTAAGGCGTTGAGAACGTCAATTTTGCCGGAGGGGAAATTCTGGAGCTGCGTTGCTAATTGTGGGAGCGGCTTGGCGGAAACAAGGTCGCCGGAAGTGATGAAGGGTTGAAGGCTGCGGATGAACTCAAGCTTGTTTTTGGGGGCTTTGATTGGTTGGATGGGTAGGAATATACCTCGCTCAACCATTGCACTACGCAAAGGTTGGAATATAAACTCCTCAAGCCCATCCCTTTCAACTCCGATGAAAGTAGGGTTATACCTTTGTGAGATACTAAAGATCGTATCAATGATGTCACTAGGACGGTGTGTACCCCCGAATGCCTCCCAAACCGTAATACGGGAGTTGGTAAGGGAGGCGACGACATAGCCAGTAAGAGACGATGAAGCTTTTGTACTTCTAGCAGGGTCCACAATGAGAACAGTTGGCTCGAACGTATGGACGAGTGGAACAAGGTTGATAGTGGTAACGTCAAAAGCTTTCGTCTCAGAATGCTCAGCCTCACATAAGTATTCTTGAGCGAACTCACGCGCCATGCCAAGGCGCTCGTACTCCTCCTTCTTCTGTAGGGCTTGAGCGAGGGGGAAGCGAGCGGGCCAAGAGGATGTAAGGGTATCGTTGACATAAGAGTATACCGGGATTGTATGAACTAAGAACGAGGGGTCTTTGGCAAGTTGCACACATGCAGCATTAGGGTGTAGCGGCGTAGCGGCCATCCTAACGAAAGCCTCTTTTGCAAGAGCAGGATAAAGGGTGGCAGTAAGCCAACGCATGGTTTTGTAAATAGCCTCTGGAGTATTAGTAGACTCCTCTGACTCAATATCGTCCAGGAAAGCAAAGTTAGGACGTTGATCCAAGTGTTTGGCACCCCGGAGGGATTGCCCTCTACCGTAGGCTTGTAGATAGCAGCCGTTAGTAAGAAGGGCACGCGTATTAGTCCAAGGCTCGGAACGAAGGGGACCGAAGGTATCAAGGAGCTTGTCATTCGTCTCTAACTCGTACTTGATGGAAGTTAGCCGCTCAGCCGCGCGGGTTTCAGACTCGCCAATAATGATGCCGTTCTTAATGATTTGGAGGCAGGATAAGAGTACGGAGGCTTCCTCTAGTATAGTAGACTTACCCGATCCCCTGAACATCATCTCCAGTACCTTAGGCTTGTCAAAGTCGTAGATATCTAGGATAACTTCTTCATGGCACTCAGGGGAGAGGTCGCTATGGCGATGGGCAAAGAAATATTGGTGCGCAGCTACCGGGTCCCGTAGGATAAAATCTAGCACCTCATCATGAACCAACATGGAACTCTCTGTAGATACCTACCCAATGCTTTCCTTGTACTATAAGCGCCACGGTGCTTTTATGCACGCTATACTTCTTAGCTAACTTATCATAGCTAATGCCCTGTCTATTCAGCAAATGTATCGCCCTAACGTCCTCCTTAGTTAGCAATGCTCGGCCATGCGTGTCTAGCCTAGCTTGTCTTTTCTTACTAACCATATCATCCATATTACCCTGATGCGTACCTAAAAACAAATGCTTTGGGTTCACGCATAGCCTGTTGTCGCATCTATGTAAAACTTGCGCCTTACCAGGGTCGCACACAAACAGCTCGTAAGAAGCCCTATGTGCCCTAATAGTTTTATCCTTTATCTTGAACTTACCATACCCGTCTTTGCTGGTGTTAGCTAGCCACACCCAACAACCGGTTGTAGGGTCTATACTATACTTGGCGGTGAACCTGTCTACCGCTGGTACCGGGGGCCTTCCAGTTCTCATGGCACTTCCGTGGTGTGGTGTACACTAAACATGGTTAGAAAAAACCCTCAGGCCGGGGGAGACCTGAGGGCCGGGGGGAACGCATCACAACTTGGAGGCTACTTAATGCACATGGGGAAGGGGTCAAAACCCATGGCTAGAAGAGAGTAGCAAAAAAAGAAGGGGCGGTCAAGCCCCTCAAGTCTAAAAATCCTAACTCCGAACTTGCACGCTATCCGCGCGCTCCTGCTAAGCCTTCATGCTTTGCGGCCTCCTGCCTGCAACTGCCGGCACCATGCCGGTAGCACAGATAGGATAGCACTAGAGGCCCAAACCCGCAAGGAAGCTGGAGATTACGCCGTTTGTTTTCGTCTGGCTCGCGGCGATGGCCTGCATGCCCGCGATCTTCTGCGCGACGAGCAAGGACCGGATATTGGCGTCGGCAATGTAAGTAGGTTCGCCCAGGGTCGTAACCTGAAGGATAGCTTCAGCGATAGTCCCCACGGCACCTGCGTTGGGGGTAGCCAGGATGGCACGGCAGCCCGCGTCCAGGCCCGCCTGCGTTTGGGCCGATGCCAGGTTGCCGATGAGGCCGGATAGGTTGGCGTTGCCGGTTGTGGATGCGGTGTTCGAGGTCTGGAGGGAAGAGAGGACGGTTGAGGCAACCGTGCCTGTGAGAGAGGTTGTAGGCATTCCAGGCTCCTTTAGTTGGGGTGGATGGAGGTAGGTTAGCACCCAGCGAACTTGCTGGCTAGCTTTATTCAAATACGCCAAGTGCTACGGCGAGCACATTGATAGCTGCTATGAAACAGAACCCTAGAAACACTACCGGGACTATGATGAAGACAGAGCCGCCATGCGTACAGTATCCTACAATGCACACTATTGTAGGACGTAAAAAGAATATCACAAAGACTAGTCCAAGTCCACGAAGTAAGGATATAAAGGTAGTCATCGAAGTTGTCCTTAAGTTTGGGTTCTATGCAACCGCTAAGCTGATTCGTGCCCGCCGTCAAGGATGTTTCCTGGGTAAAAACTATGGAAATAGTTGTAGTGGAACAAAACAAGAACTTACCAAAAATAGCTGCAACTTGCGGGGAATGGGAAAGATACAAACCCCCCGGCGTCCGGTACCTCCCCTAACACCCCAAGTTCTCACTATGTTCTGCCTTTCCACCTGCTAGCTCCACTATTAGGTGAGCAGCACACTAATAGTCTCGACTAATAGTAATCACTAATACTATCCACCTATTAGTAAATACTCTTAGTCGAGTACACATATATTAATATAGTGCTCTACTATTAGTCGAGATTGTACCTACACGCTTGGCGTGCGAGACGGCCCGGCACCCCGCAGAGATAGAAAATCGGGTGACAAAATGTAACTTTAGGTGGAAGGTTTAAAGTTACTATTGTAGCACCTACGTTCCGCGTCCGTTCACGGGCACCCCGTTGAAATCATTGGGAAATTTGTCTGTGGAAAAAGAGAGGTGGTATATATATCTCTATTATCTAATAATAATACACAAAAACTTTCTGGCTCCGACTGTACAATCTGCTCAAAATTTCGCTCCCTGGCGCGCCAACTTGTTCTTATTATTTTTTAGTAAGCTCGCAACATAAAAGTCACGCATGGCTCATTCTCCTAGAGCCACGGGCCTAAAACGGCCATCCCGCCCCCAAGATACTAATACTTCTAGAATAACCAAATTACCTAATTGACCTAATTGCACCGAGTTCACCAAAAAGTGAGCACTTTTCCCTTGCATTGCTACCTAGTAACCATTAGCTTGGGAATATTGATTGGACCTAGTGCAGCCACCTGTTTTCCGGAAAGGGGACAAAATGGATATCGCAGAGGCGAAACGCGCCCTCAACCGTGTGCAAGACGAGTTGCCTAAGGCTAAAATGGCTCTTAAGCGGGCTACGGCCAATCTTAGGTATGCTAAAGGGGGCAAACCTGTAAGCCCGGCTTTAGTAGCTCAAACCAATAGGCTCATAGACAAGGCGCAAGCCGAGTATAATGAGGCTGAGCGTATTTATGATAGCATTCTCGCTACTCATAAAATAGCTAAGGAGGACTACTACACCGCTTGCACGCAATCGGTGGCGACCCTAGCAATTGTAGACGAGGCGGAAGCCTTGACCTTTATAAGGAGGTGGCTATTCAAGCAGCCATCTCCTTTAATGGGGGTGCACCGTTTAATAAAGCTAGCATGGCAAGCCTACAGGGAAATCTCTATCTAAAGGAACCGCAACATGCCTACGCATCGAGAAAGACAACAGCAGCGCCAACAGAAGCAATTGGAGCAGCAGCAAGAGACGGAAAGCCGCAAGCAGCAACGGGAGAACCAGCGGGCTTATCTCTATAGCTCCCGCACAACGGATGCGCGCTACAAGCAAGCAGAGAAACGAGCTGAAAAGGATCGTATTCGAGCCGTCGAGGCTTCCATTGAACGCACCACGCGTGCCTACTCCCAAGCAGAGAAACAAGCTAAGCAGCTTCATGATCTAACACGCTCGCAAGCCTACTCCCAAGCTAAGCAGGCTTACGGCCAAGCCAAGCAAGTCTATGAGGCAGTGGGGGGCAGCCGCGCTGCCGCGGAAGCCAAGCTCGCATACAAGCAGGCTCGCGATGCGGCACACTCCGCCCGCTACCAAGCCCGCGAGCAAGCGAACCGGGTTTATGCTGCAACCGTCGCCGAAGCCAAGCTCGCTTGCGAGCAGCTTTTTGAGCAAGACCAAGCAGCGGCCAAGGCAGCCTACAATCGGGCTCGACAGGCCGCACACGACGAGATGCACCGCGCCTATGACCAAGCAGGCGGGGCGTTTAAGGACGCTTAGCCCTTCCACGGGTGCCCGTGGCCGCCAGCTTCCTTACCTCATCGCGGACTTTAGCTAAACTACCTAAAGCCCTTGACAACACCTCAAATCGCTACTAACTTAGCCAGACCAACTTGAACTTCCCTACATAGGAGCCTAAGACAATGACTACTCTCTACAAACTAACTAGCTTGCAATCTCAAACTTACAACCAAACTCAATGGGGTGAGAATGTCACCCATGAGCTACCAGTCCGTGACACTTACGAGCTATGCTCCTATCAAGTGATCCACGCTTATGTATCCCCTGAGCTAGCCGTGCTTATGGACCCTATCCAGTCTAGCCTACTTCCCAACGCGATCCTATGGGAGGCCAAGGGCGATGTTGTAACTACCGATGGCACTAAAGTAGGCTGCACAAAGCTTACCACGCTCAAGCGGATACCTATCCCTACTATTACTCTTGAGCAACGAGTTACTTTCGCTATCAAATGTGCGCTGCATGTCTATAAGGAGCCATCATGGGTAGCATGGGCGCAAGCATGGCTAGCCGGCACAAATCGTGCTGCTGCTGATGCTGCTGATGCTGCTGCTTATGCTGCTTATGCTGATGCTGCTTCTTATTATGCTGCTGCTGATGCTGCTGCTTATCATGCTGCTGCTTATGCTGCTCGTGCTGATGCTGCTCGTGCTGATGCTGCTTCTTATTATGCTGCTGCTGCTGATGCTGATTATTATGCTGCTGCTTATGCTGCTCGTGCTGATGCTGCTCGTGCTGATGCTGCTGTTGATGCTGCTCGTGCTGCTGCTCATGCTGCTTATGCTGTTGATGCTGCTCGTGCTGCTGCTCATGCTGCTTATGCTGCTGATGCTGCTGCTGCTGACTTTGCCTTCATCGTTCTTATCGCTAAAGAGGTATGCAAGGACTAACTCTGGCGGGGTGCCTAAGCCGCACCCCTCCCTACATAGGAGCCTAAGACAATGACTACTCTCTACAAACTAACTAGCTTGCAATCTCAAACTTACAACCAAACTCAATGGGGTGAGAATGTCACCCATGAGCTACCAGTCCGTGACACTTACGAGCTATGTTCCTATCAAGTGATCCACGCTTATGTATCCCCTGAGCTAGCTGTGCTTATGGACCCTATCCAGGCTAGCCTACTCCCCCACGCGATCCTATGGGAGGCCAAGGGTGATGTTGCAATTAACGATGGTACCAGGGTAGGGTGCACAAAGCTTACCACGCTCAAGCGGATACCTATCCCTACTATTACTCTTGAGCAACGAGTTACTTTCGCTATCAAGTGCGCGCTGCATGTCTATGAGGAGCCGTCATGGGTAGCATGGGCGCAAGCGTGGCTAGCTAATACAAATCGTGCTGATGCTGATGCTACTGCTCGTGCTGCTTATGTTGCTGCTGCTTATGCTGCTTATTATGCTGCTGATGCTGCTGCTGCTGCTTATGCTGCTCGTGCTGCTGCTCGTGCTGCTGCTTATGCTGCTGCTGCTCGTGCTGCTGCTTATGCTGCTGCTGCTGCTGATGCTGCTGCTTATGCTGCTGCTGCTGATGCTGCTGCTGACGCTGCTGACGCTGCTGACGCTACTGCTCGTGCTGCTGCTCGTGCTGCTGCTCGTGCTGCTGCTGCTGCTGCTCGTGCTGCTGCTCGTGCTGCTGACTTTGTCTTCGTCGGTCTTATCGCTAAAGAGGTATGCAATGTCTAACCCCCCCATCCGCAAACCCGCAGAGATCGAGCTGCGCTTTAGGCTTGAGCAAGACCCTTTGACCTACCTCGCCATGGGCAACGGCCACTCCATCGGCCATGGCGCTCCCGCAACCGATATCGTGCGCGCCAGCGTCTACACTTGCTGCTACCTTTGGATGCTGGCGCACCCCGATTTCCGGCCTGCCGCGGACATGCGCGAGACGTGTCTGGAGTACGCCCAATGGCTGCTCGAACCAGACGCGCTCGCGCTCTTGACGGCGGGTGCCCGCACCGC